AGTCATTAATTACATTAAGTTTGGAGGTGATAACAGCGTAAACCATCTATTTCGGTATATTAAACATCTTTATTCTTGTAGCGTTCGAGGGTTCGACTCCCTCGCTCGCTGTTAGTCTGTCATGACTAGGTAATTTTTTAGACACTTGTATCGCTGACAGACCGATACACAAACCCAGTAAATATTTTATAGAAATGAGGATCCAATACATACTTTTTTTACTCTAGTCTTGCATTGCTGGTAGCAAGACTGGAATTTAAAATAAAGGGGGTGGTAAATAAAAAAAGCCCAAGGCAAAGCTTGCCGAGAACTATTTAAATAATCTGACAATATTATTATACCATAAAAAGGAAAGACAATTTATGAGAACAGTTGAACGGCTTCAAAAAATCAAGGCACTTGATAGATATATTGAGAGTCAGATAGAGCAAATTAAGAGACTGGAATCACAAGCACTTAAAGTGACATCTGGTTCAATGCATACTGACATGGTTCAGGGTGGAAAGCGTAAGGGTAAAGATGATATCTATGTGGAACTTATAACAGCTAAAGAAGAAGTAGAACGCTTCACAGCTGAAGCTATTAAACAGAAGCTAGAGTTTCGTAGACAGATAGCAAATGTTAAGGATATAGATGCTAGGTCCTTGCTTCAAATGGTATACATTGATCAACTTGGTATCTGGCAGATATGTGACAAGATGGGTATTAGTAAAGCTACATACTATGTTAAATTAAGACAAGCTGAGAAACATCTAGATTAATCTATACCAATTAATACGGCATAATACTTTAGGCGTGGTAATATAGTATTATCGAATCAGAAGGACACATCAGTGTTCTTCTTTTATTTTATCTAAAGGAGGCATGCCAATGCCAATGGTCAGACGATGCAAGGCAGACGGCTGCCGCACTTTAGTAGAGAGACCAGCACACTACTGTACTGCACATAAAGACATGGAAGCAGCATACACACAAGAGAGACAGAGATACTCACGCACGAGATACAACACACGAGTAAGAAACCGAGATGATGAGAGTAGGGAAAGATACGCATTCTATCGCTCTAAAACTTGGTCTTCTATTCGTAAGATTGTTTTGGAACGTGACAACTATTTATGTCAGTACTGCTTGGCTTTGGGTGTGGTCACACCAGACGCTAGGATAGGCGACCACGTAACACCCGTTGAAATAGCTCCAGAACTAAAGACTGAAATCTCAAACGTAGTAGCTACATGTAGAAATTGTGACAATATCAAAAGAAACTTAGAGCAAGAAATATACGGGACTGGTCAAAATAGAACGAAACAGAACACCGAGCTACGGCTTTCCGTGGCAACGTGGGCAGATTTAATAGCTAGAAAAAAGAGACGTTGTTAAACCCCTCTAAAACGCCCGTAGCACGATTTTAAAGCATGGTGGTATAATTACCCTATATGATGTCTAAAATTGACCCCCGCCCTTCCTAGAGGCCTAGGAGAGCCACGACAAGGTGTTTTCTTACGTCACGCACAATTTTTGAGGATTTTTAAAGGGTGTCATAATCAAAACTGAAAGGAGGGTTCGTTTTGGTCAAAAATCCATACTTTAAGCAAAATTCGGGGCGTTTACCAGCAGACCCTCCGAACTATTTAGGACAAGTTGCCAGGGAGGTTTGGCGTAAAATCGTTCCGTTTTTAGAAGCAACAGAAAAAGTCGAACGTATTGATACTTTTCTTGTTGAAACCTACTGTACTAACTACGAGATTTACAAGAAAGCCTATGAGGACATAAAAGAAAACGGCATCCAAAAAGAAATAATAAAAGTTATACAAGCTCAAGGTAATGGCGAAATTCTGGGCGAGCAGTCTATGGGATTTAAAAAGAACCCAGCGGTTTCGACAATGAAAGATGCAACTGATACTCTTAATAAAATAGGCATTCAGCTAGGTTTGACCCCTAAAGGACGTCAGGAACTTATGGAAATTGCAGGTGAGGAAAAGAACAAGGTTTCAACAGCAGAAATGCTGAAGGACTTCTTAGGGAAATAAAAATATGAAAATATAGAAAAAAGCTAGAACAATTATTGTAATTGTTCTTTTTTTATTGAAGGGAGGTGATTAATAGTAAATGAAAACAAATTTAACAAAAACTCATGATATAGATGCAGCATATAAAGAATTTGATTTCACCGATATTGCAAAAAAATATCAAGACGATGGAACAAAATATTGTTTTGATGTCCTAGAAGGTCGAATCACGGCTGGTTACATGATTAAATTAGCATGCTTCAGACACTTGCGTGATTTGCAAAGGCAAGGTAACGATGACTTTCCGTATTCTTATGACACGGACGAAGCAGCTAGGCTACTGCGCTTCGCTAGAATTTGTCCAAACGTAGACACTGGTGAGCCAACAAAGCTGATGGCATGGCAAAAGTTCATCTTATGTATGCTTTTCGGATGGAGAAATGCAAACGGTGGTAAACGTTTCAGCCGTGCGATTGTTTCAGTCGGTCGAGGTCAAGGGAAAACTTACTTAATGGCTATTCTGACAGCCTATTCGTATTTTATTGAAAGCTTGGGGTTATCAAACCAAGATTATCTTGTAACCTCAATCAACTTCAAACAAACAAATAAGTTGCTTGGTTACATCAAATCAATGATGAAGCAGATAATTCAAAACGAGCCTTTTAAAAGTTTAGCAAACGAAACTGAATTGGGCTTGCATAGTGACCAAGTTATTATGAAAGCGAACAATAACGTTTTAAGGGCTATTTCTGCTGAAAGTGGGCAATATGATAGTTTTCACTTTACAACGGCTATTTTTGATGAAATTGGAGAAATTGAAACAAGGGATGCGGTTTCTAAGATTGTTTCTGGGCAAGTAAAAGTACCCAATAGACAGTTTATCCAAATTTCTACGGCTTATCCCAATCCGTCTGTTCCATTTAGGGAAGACCAAAGGATTATGCAGCAAGCTATGGAAGATGACGATAGTAGGGATGCTGATACGTATCTTTGCTTAGTTTGGTCGCAAGATAACTTAGAAGAAGTGTTTAAACCAGAAACGTGGGCAAAGAGTAACCCGCTTTTAGATTTGGAACAAGAGCGTGAGAACCTCATGAAAGGGTTAATGGACAAGCGCGATAGCGACCTGCTAAGTGGTAACATCGCTGATTTTCAAGTAAAAAATATGAACTGCTGGCTACTTGCTGATAGCAACAGCTTTCTTGATTTAAAAGATATTGAGAATGCAGTCATCCCCGAGTTTGATAGACGTGGTAAACGTGTCTATGTTGGTCTTGACGCTTCAATGTTTAGCGATAATACGGCGATTGGCTTTGTTTATCCATATTTGGGCGAAGATGGCAGTCAGAAGTGGCATGTAGAACAGCACAGCTTCATCCCTTGGCAACAAGCAGGTTCGTTGGAAGCCAAAATGGAGCAGGACGGTGTCAATTATCGAGACTTGGAAGCCAAGGGCTTTTGTACGATTACAAGCCACCCACAAGGACTTATCAATCCAGAGGAGGTTTATCGCTGGTTTGTAGATTATGTCGAAGACAACGCACTTGACGTTGTCTTCTTTGGATATGACGCTATGATGATTAATAAAATTATCAAAGCATTGGAATCTAATACAAGTCTTCCACTCATGCCAATCAGACAACGGACAAGCGAGCTAAAAGACCCTACAAAATTCCTTCAAACACTATTTATCGAAGGAAATATCACTCGTCTTGATGATGAAATCATGCGAAAAGCCTTGATAAATGCTGTGATTAAGGAAGATAACATAGGTATCCAAGTAGACAAAATGAAATCCACCTACAAGATTGACGTGGTGGATGCTCTTATTGATGCTTTTTACGATGGTATGTATGCGTTTGAAGACTACGCTATTACCAACAATCCAACGTGGAAAGTCGAACACATGAGTCAAGAAGCTGTCTTAGAGTGGCTTAAAAACCCAGAAAGTGGGCTATTGGAGGAGTATTAATACATGATTTTAAAGTTTTTTAAAGCAATTTGGGCTATTTTCGACATTTTGATGTTTATTTTAGCCGCAATTTCACTCAACGTAACCACTTACAACCTTGGTTATGTGTGGTTTGGTATTAGCATGACAATCACATTCGTATTAGCTGGTTTAGTGAGTGAACTATCCACTAAATCAAGCTAGAAAGGAGGTGATAAAATTTGCCAATATTTAATATAACTAATCTCGCAACTGAAAGCCCACCGATTAACCAAGAGAGCTTTTTTGACATAGCTGATTCAGATTTTTTAGCTTCTTTGAATAGTAGTGAGTGGGTATCGGCCGAAAACGCTCTTAAAAACTCGGATCTATTTTCTATAATTAGTCAGCTATCTAATGACCTTGCTACTGCCAAGATAACGACTAGCAGAAAACAGCTACAGGGTATCGTGGATAACCCATCAAACAATGCCAATCGCTTCAATTTTTATCAATCTATCTTTGCTCAAATGTTGTTGGGTGGTGAAGCTTTTGCGTATCGATGGCGAAACGACAATGGTCGTGATATGAAATGGGAGTATTTAAGACCATCACAAGTTTCTTTCAACCGATTGGATAATCAAAATGGTCTTTATTATAACATCACTTTTGATGATCCACACATTGCACCAAAACAGCATGTACCACAAAACGACATTTTACACTTTAGATTGCTATCTGTGGACGGCGGTTTGACAAGTGTAAGCCCATTGATGGCTCTTGGTAGAGAATTTAATATTCAAAAAGCCAGTGATAAGTTGACGATTAGTGCACTTAAAAATGCCCTAAATGCCAATGGTATTTTGAAAATCAAAGGGGGCGGTTTGCTCGATTTTAAAACCAAGGTCTCACGCTCACGACAAGCGATGAAACAGATGCAAGGCGGCCCATTGGTACTGGACGACTTAGAAGACTTTACACCACTCGAAATTAAATCCAACGTGGCTCAGCTACTTAGCCAAGCTGATTGGACTACTGGACAATTTGCCAAAGTCTATGGTATCCCAGAGAGTATTGTCGGTGGTGACGGTGACCAACAATCTTCTCTTGAAATGATTTATAACATTTACTTTAAATCAGTCTCACGTTATCTAAGACCTTTTGTCAGTGAGATGTCTAAAAAACTTTCATGCGAAGTTGATGTTGATATTTCACCAGCGGTTGACCCAACTGGTTCTAATTATATCAGTCTAATCAATAGCATGGTTAAAAGTGGCACACTCGCACAGAATCAAGGCTTGTATATTTTGCAACAAGCTGAAATTTTACCTAAAGAGTTGCCAGATGGGAAAAACCCTAATCGCACCTCATTGAAAGGAGGTGAGATAAATGAGCAAGATTGACATTAAAGGCGATATTGTAAGCGATGATGCCGGTGCTTTTTACGAATACTTTGGCATGTCTAGTACCTATCCTAAACTGGTACAAGATGCCATTGCTAACGATGAAGACGAAGAAATCACGCTAAACATTGCGTCAAATGGTGGCGATGTGTTTGCAGCTAGCGAAATCTATACGATGCTTAAATCAAGTGGCAAGCGTATTGTGGTAAATGTACAAGGGCTTGCTGCTAGTGCTGCGAGTGTCATTTCAATGGCTGGTGATACCGTTCGTATCAGTCCAACGGCACATATTATGATTCACAAAGCGTCTACTGGCATCGTTGGTAATAGTGATGACTTAGAGCATCAATTAGCGGTCTTAAATAGCATTGACGAGTCTATTGCGTTGGCTTACGAGATGAAAACCGGTCTTAAACAGTCAGAATTACTTGATCTCATGGCTAAAGAAACATGGCTTAACGCTAAAACTGCTGTTGATAAAGGCTTTGCGGACGAAATCATGTTTTCCGATACCGAAGAAGAAGTCATGGTTACAAATGCCGTACATCAACTACCAAGCAAATCAGCAATCAATAAGTTCAAGAATATGATTGCTAAACCTAAAACCAATTCTTTGCGAGAGCAGAAATTGGCGATTTTACTTGAAAAATGAAAGGAAAAATAATTAATGAAAACATCAAACGAATTACATGACCTTTGGGTTGCTCAAGGCGACAAGGTCGAAAACTTGAATGAAAAACTTAATGTAGCTATGCTTGACGATTCAGTAAGTGCTGAAGAATTGCAAGCAATCAAAAACGAGCGTGACACTGCCAAAATGAAACGTGATATGTTTAAAGAACAATATACAGAAGCTCGTGCTAATGAAGTGGCTAATATGTCTGAAGAAGAGAAGAAACCATTGACTAAAAGTGAAGAAGAGGTTAAAGCTGGTTTTGTTAAAGACTTCAAAAACCTAGTCCGTGGTCGCTACCAAAACTTGCTTGACTCTAAAACAGACGCTTCTGGTTCAGATGCTGGCTTGACTATTCCTCAAGATATTCAAACAGCTATTCATACATTGGTTAGTCAATACGACTCATTGCAAGAATATGTAAACGTTGAAAATGTAACTACGCTTACTGGTTCACGTGTTTATGAAAAATGGACTGATATTACAGGCCTTGCTAATATTGATGATGAAGCAGGTAAAATTGCTGATGTTGATGATCCAAAACTTTCTCTTATCAAATACACCATCAAGCGCTATGCTGGTATCTCAACAGTTACTAACAGCTTGCTTGCTGATTCTGCTGAAAATATCCTTGCTTGGCTTTCTGGTTGGATTGCCAAAAAAGTTGTTGTAACTCGTAACAAAGCTATCTTGGAAGCTATTGCTGCACTTCCAACCAAACCAACATTGACTAAATGGGATGACATCATTGATCTTGAAGCTAAAGTCGACCCAGCAATCAAACAGACTTCATTCTTCTTGACTAATACTTCAGGCTTTACAGCTCTTAAAAAAGTCAAAAATGCTTTGGGTGACTACCTAATGGAACGTGATGTCAAATCACCTACAGGCTACTCAATTGATGGCTTCGCAGTTAAAGAAGTCGCTGACCGTTGGCTTGCTAACGGAACAGGCGGGGCTATGCCACTCTATTTTGGTGACTTGAAACAAGCCGTTACGTTATTTGACCGTCAACACATGTCTCTTCTTTCAACCAATATCGGTGGCGGAGCGTTTGAAACTGACACTACTAAAGTACGTGTTATTGACCGTTTTGATGTAGTAGCAACTGATACAGAAGCATTTGTGCCAGCATCATTCAAAGCGATCGCTGACCAAAAAGGCAACCTTGGTTCAACAGCAGTCTAATTAGGAGGTAAGCTATGAGTGTATCTAAGACATCCATCATGCAGACTCTGAATCTGGATGAGACAGACGACACGGCACTCATCCCAGCTTACATTGAATCTGCTAAGCAATACATTATCAATGCAGTTGGTAGTGATTCAAAATTCTACGACCTCGACAGTGTAAGAGCTTTGTTTGATACGGCTGTAATAGCCCTAACAAGCTCATATTTCACGTATAGAGTGGCATTGACAGATACGGCAACATATCCTGTTAATCTAACGCTAAACAGCATAATCGGGCAATTAAGGGGGCTGTACGCAACTTATAGCGAGGAAAGAGGTGACTAATGGCTAGAGGTAGATATTTACCATCAGACTTTCGTTATAAAGCAGATTTTGGTACATATCAAAGCACACCCAACAAATTCACTGGAGTGAGTGTTCCAAAATTTGTTAAACAATTTACGCTGCATTATAAACCACACACCCGAACGCTCAATCAAGAGTATTTAGCTATTCAAAATGGTGAAAATGATACACGAGTGATTGTTATTCGCCACAATGCAAAAGTATTAGAAGGTCAAGTTGTCACTTTAAACGGAACTCAATATGACATCGTGCGTATCAGTCCAGACGATAACTTTGGTTTTAACCACTACGACTTTCTAACTTTGAAAAAGCGTAAGAAAGTTGGGTAATGGCTTATGACAGGTCTTGATGAAGCGTTAGAGGGTTGGCTTAAAACGGTCGCTAGTATTGGTGATTTGACACCAGCGGAACAAGCAAAAATTACAACTGCTGGAGCGAAAGTGTTTAAAGAAGAGTTAGCAGAAGTCACTCGTGAGAAGCACTACTCAAAGAAGAAAGACTTGAAGTATGGTCACATGGCTGACGGCTTAGCTGTCCAATCCACGAACGCTGATGGCAGAAAAAATGGCGTGTCAACAGTAGGTTGGAAAAATAACTACCACGCCCAAAATGCTAGACGATTAAATGACGGCACTAAAAAATATCGTGCTGACCATTTTATAACTAACGTCCAAAACGATAGCACCGTTAAAAACAAGGTGCTATTAGCAGAAAAAGAGGAATATGAGAAACTCATTCGAAGAAAGGGAGGAGTGTATTTAAGTGCTAGCAACTTTAAAACTAAAAGAGCTACTTGACGGCAAAGAATTTGGTGAAATAAATGAAGTATATGCAAACAACTTGCCTAAAGAGCTCGAAGAAAATACCGATAAGACAATCGTTTTGCTCACTGAAAGCAATCCCTCACTTGACTTGAGTGGGAACAATACCTTTTTCAGTAAAACGGATAGAGTAGAAGTCCAGATTTTCTATAAGACTGATATTGATTTTGACATTGAAGCCTTTGAAATGGAATTGCTAAAATTTCTAAAATCTGAGCACTACTCGATTACAGATATGAGAGAACACAGTATAGACCCTGATACATTACAAATTACAGCGGTCTTTTTTGTTGCTCTTGACAAATTAATTTAATAAAAAAGGAGAAAATATATATGGCAATTGTAGGTTTGAAAATGGTTAAACTTGCTTTGGTTGACCCAAAAACTCAACAAATTATTAAAGGTGAAGAAGGCCTTTCAACTGACGGTGTAATCGAAATCGATTCTAAAATGCTTGGTACTCGTACCGCTAACATCTCAAACTTGGAAGGACAAGCTACTAAAGTGCCGGGGAATAACACAGTACAGGATGTTATGATCGGACCTGGTTCACCAACAGTAGCTTTTGAATTTAACAACCTTGATTTTGATATCAAACAAAAAATCCTTGGTTTTAAATCAGATGGAAAAGGTGGATATGTCTATCAAGGTGAAAAACCACACGTGGCAGTATTGATTGAGTCACAAACGCTTGACCGTAAAAACTCAGTTTACTTTGGATTTGCTAATGGGATCTTCCAAGAGTCAGCACAGAACGTAGGTACAGATACGGATACTGCTCAAACCCGTCAAGACGACCACTTGACATATAACGCATTGTCAGCTACTGCTTTTGGCAACGAGCCAATCAAGAAATACTATTCAGCTGCATCTGGCTTCGATAGTGCCAATATGCATAAAGAAGTTTTCGGTGGTTATACACTAGTTACTTCTACAGCAGTTTAAGACACATTATAATTCGCAAAGAGGTCGGGCTTGTGGCCTGACCTCTATTTTTGTTTAAAAGGAGTAAAGACAAATGGAAATCAAAACAATTAAAATCCCAGAAATCAGCAAGAAAGCATTTGAAGTATTTACTAGCAACCGTAACGTCCTTCGTATGCACGAGTACCAACTAGCAGTCCTTAAAATCAGTGATAATTTGGCAGAAAGCGATACTAAAGAGCAAGCTGAAGGTAGCTTCATAATTCTTAAAGAAATGCTTAGCTTTATCCGAGCTATCCTCAAATTGGATGATGATGCTTATGATAAATTGCTTGACCTAGACAATGAACGCACACAAGAAATTGCCGAAAAATTGGTTGGTTACATGTACGGATTGACAGACGAACAACTCGAAAAATCCTCTGGTGAAGCTGACCCAAAAGAATAAAATCCAAAGGTGAGCAGATTTTTGATTTAGAAAATGGCATAGAAAATTTAAAGCTTGTGGCTAAAAAATCAATTGAAAATTTTGGGTGGACACTAGATCAATACTATGACACTGATTACTATGAATTGATGAAAATTCTAAACGCAAAAGAGGAAGAGGACAGGGTGGTTGACCCAACATCTTTACTCTAATTTTTTTAAGGAAAGGAGGAAATAATATATGGCAAAAGTACAAGCTACCATGTCTACTGAAATAGCTTTAGACACGCTGCAGGCTGCTAACTCGATTAAACGTTTAACTCAGTTAGTCAATAGTTCTACTAACGCTTGGAAGGCTCAAGAAAGTCAGATGCGTAGCGTTGGGGACTACTTAGGTGCTGCACAAGCCAAATATGACGGTTTGGGTAATTCTATCCAAAATCAACAACAAAAAATTGAGAAACTGAAACAAGAACAGTCTCAACTCAAAGGGACTACTGCTGAAACTGCTGAACAATTCCTTAAGTACCAGCAACAGATTGACCAAGCTACTACACGCTTGGCATCGTTGGAAAGCCAACAGAAAAAAGCAAAGCAAAGCCTTGATTATCATAAGTCTGGTTTAGCAGAACTTCAAAAGGAATATAAGCCCAAAAACGAAGCATCTGAAACCTACGTTAAGCGTTTAAAAGCTGAGGGTAAGGAAGATGAAGCTAGACAAGAACAGCTTAAGCAATACAAGGGAGCAATTTCTAACTTAAACAAGCAGTATGAAAAACAAAAGGAAATGCTTGAGCGTATTGCTAAACAATCAGGGAAAACTAGCGATGAATACCGCAAGCAAAAGCAACGCTTAGACGAGACAGCGACAAGCATGGCTCATGCTCGCAATACTGCTGAAAAATTAAATAATGAGATTAAACAAATTCAACATTCAAGAACGATTGTTGGTCGTTTAAAAAATAGCTTTGAACATTTAGGGAATGAAATTGATAAGACTGAACAAAAACCTTCACGGTTGAAAGGTCTATTTGGTGCCACATTCGCAGCTAACTTAATTAGTAATGGCTTCCAGAACGCACTGGGAGCTATCAAGGGTAAGTTTGATGAAATAGCACAGTCTAGTGCTGAATACGTTAAATGCCAACAAACCATGAACGCCACTTGGTTGACTTTGACAGGTAATGCTGAAGAAGGTAAGAAGATGGTCGATATGACCAACCAGATGGCGCAGGCAGCGGCTAACTCTACTGAAATGGTTGACGGCATGAACCAAAAATTCTATGCCGTCACTCATAATACTGAGTTGACCAAACAACAAACGCAAGCTATCTTGACATTGCAAGATGCGTTTGGTCAGACTGATGCAGCTGTTGAGAATTTCTCTACTCAATGGGCTCAAATGATTGCCAATGGTAAAGTCCAAGGGCAAGACATGATGTCAATCATCAATGTCTTCCCAGAAATGAAGAATCAACTTAAAGAGGTAGCTGCACAAGAACTTGGGATTGCTGACATGACCCAAGATAAATATGCTGAATTGCAGAAAGATGGTAAGATTCCTGCCGAAATGGCTCAAAAAGCCTTGTTTGAGTTGCAAGACAAGTATAAAGATGCTACAGCTAACTTCTCAACTACTATCGGTGGTCTTGAAAGAACTATCCAATCTCGTATGCCCGCAGTAGTTGCGGCATTTCGTGACCCAATTGATCAAATGAAAAACCCATTCTTGCAACAGATTGGTAATTGGGTTGCTGATCCTAAAACTGAAACTAAATTCAAAGAATTAGGGGAGCACGTTTCTAAAGGTCTAGGCACTATCATGGATGCTTTCTCTAAGGTGTTTAATCTTGGAAATGGTACAGATAAGCTTAATGGCTTTATGGACGGTCTTAATAAGTTTGTCGATAATCTAAGTCAGAAAATTGCTAATAACGCACCTAAAATTGTAGCGTTTTTCAAGGAAACAAAAGATAGCCTAATTGCACTTTTTAGCATTGGTAAAGACTTCGCTAGCGGTGTTTGGGAAACTGCTGTTTTCATGATTAAAGGTGTCGCTGGAGCTTTCAATTTAATGACTGGCAAAGGTAAGAAGGCTAAAGGAAAAGTAACATCGCTATCCAAGGCTCTGGGCAGCATTGCAGAACATAAAACAGCTATTAAAACAGTTGGTTCTTTGTTTGCGACTTATTTTGTGGGTTCTAAAGTGGCCTCAGGTGTGATGAAAGTTGCTAAAGCCATTAACGCAGTTAAAAACTCAACGATAGCCACAGCTGCTGCAACGAAAGCAGCTAAAGCAGCTCAAATGGCTATGGCTGGTGCTCAAAAAGTTGCAACGGGAGTACAATGGGCATTGAATGCAGCGATTTCTGCCAACCCCATCGGAGCAATTTTGGTTGGAATAACAGCACTTATCGCAGGCTTTGTGATGCTTTACAAACACAACAAAAAATTCAAGAAGCTTGTAGATGGAATGTTCAATGCTGCTAAAAAAGCCTTTGATAAAATCTTCAAAGTCACCAAAGAAATCTTTGGTAAGATCATTAATTTCTTTAAAAAGGACTGGAAACAAGTCCTTTTATTTATTGCCAATCCAATTGCTGGAGCTTTCGCCTTAATTTACAAACACAATAAGAAATTCAAGAAATTTGTTGATGGCATTGCAAAATCTGTAAAGAAAGCATTTGGCAAGGTCGTTAATTTCTTTAAAAAGGGATGGGAAAAAATCTCTGGCATTTTTAAAGCAATCAAAAACGGTTTTAGTAAAGTTGGGGAGTTATTTTCTAATGTTGCAAAAGGACTGGTTAAGCATGCCAAAAACCTAGGAAAAGGTTTTGCCAAACACATGAGTAATCTCGGTAAAGACTGGGGCAAAAAATGGGACGGCATCAAAAATTCTGCTTCCAACGCATGGGAAAAAATAAAGACAAGTGCTGGTCAAGGGATGACTATACTTGGTAAGAATATTGACGAACATCATAAAGGTATCTCTAAGAATTGGTCTGACGGTTGGGAAAACTCTAAAACATTCCTATCGAAAAAATGGGATGAAATCGGAGAGTTAACACAAAATAAATTCGGTGTTAACATCACTAAAATAATCACTGACGCATTGACGAGTATCGCTGACTTTTTCACAAATACTTGGGATAACGTTAAAAAAGGTTTTGGCGACATGTGGGACAATTTAAAAAGTTTGGCGCGTGATGGTATTAATGCAGTCATCGGCATCCCAAATAAAGGTATTGATGGTATCAACGGTCTAATCCACGACTTCGGTGGTCCGAAAAATGCTATCGGTAAAATTCCAGAAGTTCCCAAGTTTGCAAATGGTACAGGGCTTTTCAATGGTTATCGCAATCCGATTACCAAGACTACGCTAGCTTTACTAAATGATGGTAACGACAGTCCCGAAACTGGCAACCAAGAAGCCGTAATTATGCCCAACGGCGACATTCATCCAGTTCCTGGCCGTAATACTTATGCAGTATTGCCAGCGGGTGCAGAGGTACTAAACGCAAGCGAGTGGGCTGCTTTATCAGGTGCAAAACCATTCGCCAAAGGTACTGGTTTCTGGTCTAAGATATGGAATACAACTACTAATGTAGCTGGCTCAGTTTGGAATGGGCTGAAAAACGGTGTCGACAAATTCAAAAAAATGATTGATTTTGTCCGCGACGTTATCAAAGACCCCGTTGGAACAATGGCTAAAAAATTCAGCCCTAACTCTGACAAGCTAGACGGTATGTTTAGCCATCTTGGTAATGCTCTTTACAAGAAGCCAGTAGAAGAAGCTAAAAACTGGTGGAAAGAACTCTGGTCAATGGCTAATGCTTCAATGGATGAAGGCACAGCGGCCATGGGTGCTAAAGGTGATGACTACCGCTTTAAAAATAAAGCGAAAGACGCTGGAGCAGACCCTTGGGGTTACTACTTCCGTGAATGTGTATCGTTCGTAGCTAGTCGTTTGGCCAACCTTGGTGTAAGTTCTAGTCTGTTCAGTCATTTAGGTGATGGCAGACAGTGGGTAAATGCAAGAGTGCCACACCTAAGCAGACCAAAACCAGGCTCGGTAGCGGTCTATACTGGTGGACCGATTTCAAGTAACCACGTTGATTTTGTAACAGCCGTTCATGGCGATACGTATGACGGTGAAGAGTACAATTATGGTGGTAATGGTCAGTACCATCAATATGCTGGACGGCACGTCAAAAACGCTGCTACTTTCCTTGATTTTGGCGTCCGAGATAGCGGAAGTGGAGATAATGGGAAACCACTCAAAGACAGAAACAATCCGCTTCAATCTTTGATTAAACGCCAAGTTGGCGGTATGTTTGACTGGATTAAGAAAACGCTCGGTCCATTGCTCAGCCCAGCTTGGGGCGGCGAAGACGGTCCTCAAGGAACTGGTGTAGCACGGTGGAGGGATTCAGTAGTTAAAGCGTTGGAAGCAAACGGTATTGAGGCAAACAACTTCCGTGTATCTAAAATCTTAGCTACTATCAAACGTGAATCAAATGGTAACCCTAACGCTCAAAACAACTGGGATATTAACGCTCTAAGAGGTGACCCGTCAATCGGTTTGATGCAAACAATAGGGCGTACTTTCAACGCATACAAGCACCCTGGTCACGACAATATCAGAAACGGTTACGATAACTTGCTCGCTGCAATCAACTACATCAAACACCGCTATGGAACGTCAGACGCAGCCTTTAACCGTGTGGCTGCTTATGGTTACGCAAACGGTGGCCTAGTCCACAAAAACGGTGTGTACGAATTAGCCGAGGGTGATATGCCAGAATACGTTATACCGACCGATATTGCTAAGCGTGGTAGAGCATGGCAATTACTTACTGAAGCAGTTGCACGCTTTGCAGGAGATGCCCCACAAAGCAACCACGATACTAATTCAGATCGTGGACGTGTTTCTGTACTGGAAAGCAAGCTAGACGTTATGATTGGTTTGCTAAGCCAGTTAGTAACGAATGATTCTAAGCCAATCGAGATTCAAAACATCATTGATGGTAGAAGCGTTTCAAACGGATTAGCACCATTTATGACAAAAGCAACTAACGAATATGAGCGCAGGCAAGCGCTGTTAGGAGGTAGCATTATTTGATAGGAATGTCAGTAACTTATGACGGCAAGAACTTAACCGAATTATTCAATGAAGGTCAAGGACGTGCCATTCCAGTGGATGTCACCAAAAACGTGGCATCAAATTTCAACAACAACTATCAAGACCAAGGGCACAGGCGTTATGGTCAGCAATTCCTATATAACACCTTATCAGTTAAACAGATTCAAGTATCGTTTACTCTAGTTGGTAGCTACGATTACTTTAATAGCATAGCTGAAACGCTTGGTGGCTATCTGAATGTAGATAAACCGAAACCATTGATTTTCGGTGATGAACCCAACAAAGTTTGGGAAGCTATTCCATCTGGGCAAGTATCCTTAACTGTAGACAATAACACTTCACCGATTACAGCAAGGATAACGGTTACATTTGATGTTCCAAAAAGCTCTTGCGAAAATAAGGCACAAGCTCTAGTAAGTAGTGATGGTGAAACGAAGTACGGAAGTATTAAGAAAATATCTACAGGTCACTACAAAGCTACGCTAAAGAATTTTGGTACAGCTGAAACTTACCCAGATATTAAATTGAAATTTAATTCTGATAATGGATGGGTCGGTATTGTAAAAAGTGCTATTGAAAGCTACGAGATTGGTAATCCAAAAGAATGGGATACACAAACGGTCAAGAAATCAGAGGTACTATTTGATTATGCTTCATCAAACGGAGAGCACAGAATCCCTAATGGATTAGCTCAAGGGTTGAAAAACGTTGGTATATCAAACGATATAAACGATAACAGACCAAACGGAACTCTTTACATTGACAATGCTTGGGGTCGTCCTCACATTGCATTACAGAGTGGTCAGACAGCATCAGTTACATTTGACATCCCAAGAGACTCTAATGGTGAAAAAGGTGCTTTGTACGAATATTTTTGGTGGAGACAAATTTTTTTGCTTGGTTCTGCAAGTCAAATGGGTTATTTTAAAATTCGTGTCACAGACGAAAGTGGCACATTCTTGTATGGTGTCGAAACATTTAAGCGTTACAATGGTTTGCGATGTGAATATAACTTTTTAGGCAGTAATGGTAGGGGAGGTTATCGTATTATCGATAGGAAGTATTTTCAAGGTACACATATCGAGCAACATAACCCATTTAATGAACCAAGGGGTTGGTCAGATATAATGCGGTTTGATGATGTCGTCCAGTTCTATTGGTGGGGTTCTTATCCTAGATATTCTATTCCTGAAATAAAGGGTAAAAAATCAGATAAAATCCATGTTATCTTTGGAAAGGTTGGGAATGCTCCTCTTGTAACACATATGTATTTGGATGATTTTATTTATCGAAAAGACCACGTTACCAAAGAGGAAGACATCCCTAATCGTTTTCACATGGGTTCTATCCTTGAAGTAGATATGTCAAAAGGCAAAACCCTCATCGATAACTTGCCAGCTAATGATGAGTTAACATACTTATCTGAGCCATTTAGCATTGGAACTGGTGAAACAGAAATCGATATCTATACTAATAGTTGGATAAAAAATGACCCAACAATTGAAATTAGTTGGAAGGAGCGTTTTGTTTAATGCAGATTTGGATTCATGACAGAAGCATGCGCAGAGTGTGTGCATTGAATAATGAAATCCCCGGAATGTTACCTTATTCGAATAGTCAATGGCACCCTTACCTTGAATACTCAACAAGTACATTTGATTTCACAATTCCTAAAATCGTAAATGGTAAGTTACACGATGATATCAAATATATCAATGACCAGATGTACGTGTCGTTTTACTACGACAATTCCTACCACGTTTTTTATGTTTCTCAACTCGTTGAAAATGATTTTAGTTTTCAAGCGACTTGTAATAATACTAACTTGGAACTAGCAGCAGAAATCTCTCGTCCGTTAGCCAGTGTTGATGGCCCTAAAACCATTGAGTGGTATCTTCAAAACCTTGATTTACTTGGTTTTGCTGGTCTTGAAATTGGTTTCAATGAGATTCCTGATAGAACAAGAACTATCACGTTTGAATCACAAAATGGCACTAAACTAGAACAGCTTCATAGCTTGATGAACCAGTTTGATGCTGAGTTTGTTTTTCGTACCGATTTAAACCGAGATGGCACTTTGAAAAAGTTTGTCATTGACATCTACCAACGTCCTGACGAAAACCATCACGGTATTGGAAAGGTTCGAGGAGATGTAACTCTTTACTATCAAACTGGATTGAAAGGTGTTCAAATATCTAGTGATAAGACTCAACTATTTAACGCTGGGTATTTCGTTGGAAAAGACGGACTAACACTAGGAAGCGTTGTGTTTGAGGAAAAGAATGAGTTAGGACAAGTAGAGTTCTACTCATTTAAAGACAGTCCAATGGTTTACGCACCTTTATCAGCAGATAAATATCCATCTGCAATGGGTGGTGCTAATGAAATAGATAGATGGACACGCAAGGACTTTCAAACAGAGTATGCAGACATCAATTCCCTCAAGGCTTATGCCTTGCGTACTATTAAGCAATATGCTTATCCTCTAATGACATATACCGTAAGTGTTCAATCTAGTTTCTTGGAAAACTACAATGACATCAATCTAGGTGATACGGTTAAGATTATTAATAATAATTTTATAGATGGTCTAGCACTTGAAGCTCGAGTTTCTGAAATGGTTATCAGCTTCGATATGCCACAAAATAATTCGGTCGTTTTTACTAATTTCAGAAAGTTGGATAATAAACCGTCTAGCGAATTACAACAACGTATCGATGAGATTGTTTCTAAGTCACTGCCATATCATGTTGAGATAAGGACAACGAACGGTACAGCGTTTAAAAATGGTGTTGGTCGTTCTACTGTTAAGCCAGTTTTGAAACAAGGCGATAAAATTGTTGATGCAACCTATCGATTTGTGATCGACGGTACTATTAAATATTCTGGTATGACTTACGATATGGTAGCGTCGGATATTACAGAACCAACAACATTGACGGTTGCTGCTTGGGTTGATGATAAAGAAGTAGCTTCAGAAGAAGTTACTTTTTTTAATGTATCAGACGGGAAACATGGCGAAAAAGGAGACATCGGTCCTAAGGGAGCTGACGGAAGAACACAGTACACCCACATAGCTTATGCAAATAGTGCTGACGGTAAGAAAGATTTTTCAACATCTGACTCAAATCGTGAATACATCGGTATATACGTTGATTTTGAAGAATCTGACAGCGTAGACCCATCAAAATATAACTGGACGCTCGTAAAGGGTGCTGACGGTACTCAAGGCGTACCTGGTCCTAAAGGTGCTGACGGACAAACGCCATATTTCCATACAGCATGGTCTTACAGTGCAGATGGTAAGGATAGATTCACTACAATTTATCCTAATTTGAATTTGCTGGATGGTACAAGAGATTTTAGTGGTAATTGGGTTGGAGCATTAGAAGGTGGATCTGACGGAACTTATAAAGGTCTAATTGTTCAAAAACGAATATATCAATGGTGGAGTTTATATAAAGAATTTACTATCCCTAAAGATGGAATATATACTTTCTCAGCATACGTTAAAAGTTCAGGAGACAATGCGAATGTATGTTCATATTTAGCTATAAATGGTAGAGACGCTAGTTACCTCATGCCTAGATGGGTCTTAGGAAATAATTTCGACTGGTTTAGAGAAAGTTTCTCTGTACCTTTGAAAAAAGGAGACATTGTATATGCTAATTATTATATGGGAGGTAATGCCAAGGATTCAGCTTTATGGACTGCCGGTCATAAATGGGAAGAAGGTTCAGTAGCCACCCCTTGGATGCCTTCAACAAATGAAGTCAAAACTTCTGATTATCCAAGCTATATCGGTCAATACACAAACTATATGGAAGTAGATAGTCCTAATCCTCAAGACTACACATGGAGTTTGATTAGAGGAAACGATGGCAAGCAAGGTCCACAAGGTGAACGAGGTTTAACCGGTCCTCAAGGTCCCAAAGGTGATAGAGGCGAGCGTGGGTTACAAGGTCCAAGAGGTGACCAAGGAATACCGGGACCAAAGGGTGAAGACGGTAAAACACATTACACCCATATTGCTTATGCCGACACTGTTTCTGGTAGTGGTTTTAGTCAAACAGATGTCAATAAACCATACATTGGAATGTACCAAGATTTCAATGAAGTTGATAGTAATAACCCTCAAGACTATCGTTGGACGAAGTGGAAAGGTAGTGATGGTCGTGATGGCATTCCTGGAAAAGCTGGAGCAGACGGACGGACTCCTTACGTACACTTTGCTTATGCAGACAGTGCTGATGGACGAGATGGTTTTAGTCTTACTCAGACTGGAAGTAAACGATATATAGGTGTACTTACCAACTTCTTCAAAGAAGACAGCACAAATCCAGCAGATTATACATGGAATGATACTGCTGGAAGTATTTCGGTTGGCGGTCGGAACTTACTTGTAAAAACCAATCAAGGTATTACTAATTGGGATTGGACGATGTCGAATGGTGACAAGAGCGTTGAAGAAGTCAATATCGATGGTATTCGTGCTGTTAAATTAACCAAAGGTACAAAAACAGCAAATACTGGTGGGAACTACATTCAATATCAAGGTTTGTTGCGTAAACTCATACGACCAAACACACAGTACACTCTTTCGTTTGATGTAAAACCAAGTGTTGATGTAAGTTTTTCAGCAACGCTAATAAGAGGCAACTACCAAGCTGAATTGACTGATACTGTCCTTATGAATAAAGCTTTGGCAAATCAATGGACTAAAGTATCATGTGTTCTGACAAGTAAAGAAACGTTATCAGGTGATTTAAATCAAGTTGTCTACTTGGCAGGTATGCCAACAACAAACGGTAATTGGTTAATAATCAAGAATATCAAGCTAGAAGAAGGTAATATACCTACTCCATGGACACCAGCCATCGAGGACATACAAGAAGAGATTGATTCCAAAGCCGATGATGTCCTTACGCAAGCACAACTCAACAAGCTGAATGAAATAAATTCTATTGTTAAAGCTGAACTTGCTGCTAAAGCCTCACTTGATACACTTGACCAATGGAAGCAAGCCTATCAAGATTTCGTTAACGCAAACAATGCCAATCGTGCACAAGCTGAAAAAGATTTAGCTGATGCAAGTGCTCGTGTAACCAAACTAGAAAACGACTTAAATGATATGTCAGAACGTTGGAATTTCATCGATAGCTACATGACTGCATCAAACGAGGGTCTTGTTGTTGGTAAAACTGATAATTCTAGCTCTATGCTGTTTAGTCCAAACGGTCGTATCTCAATGTTCTCAGCTGGACATGAGGTAATGTATATCTCACAAGGTGTCATTCACATCGAGAATGGTATTTTCTCGAAAACTATTCAAATTGGACGTTATCGTGAAGAACAAGATATTATTAACCCTGACAGAAATGTCATTCGTTATGTAGGAGGTAGTTAATCATGGCGGAATTTTGGTCAAATAACGACCGTGGATATCGTATCCGTCTTTGGGTCGACCAGGTTGGTCAAGATATCCAAAACAATACAAGTCAAGTTAGGTTACGATTAGCATTTTTAAATACGACAACTACGTTTGCTCAATATCAATGTAGTGCTTATGTCGAATTTAACGGTCAACGATTGAATTGGTCTGGTTCACCTAGCGTTCTAAGTTGGTATCAAACAGTCCAATTAATAGATCAAACAGTTACTATTAATCACTCAGATGATGGTTCTTGCTCATTTGGAGTAAATGCTCACTTTAATGGTTCTGGTGGTTGGAGTCCCGGAAATCTAGACATTGGGAATCAACAAATAACGCTGACAACTATTCCAAGGGGTAGTTCGGTGAGAGTGTCTGATGGATTTATTGGTAATCAAGTAGACATTTCTATTGATAGAAAAATAGGTGATGCTACACATACACTACGCTACGCTTGGGAAAACAAACAAGGTAAAATTGCCGACAATGTTGGAACGTTGTATAAATGGACAATACCAGAAAATTTCGCTAACGATATACCAAATTCAACAAGTGGACAGGTTACTATATATGTAGATACTTATATTAATGGAAATTTCATTCAAACGCAGTCAACAACACTGACAGCAAGTGTTATCACAAACAACCTAAAACCATCATTCACGGGATTCACTTTGACAGATGCCAATGCTACATCTCAAAGGATGATCCCAGAACAGAAATATTTTGTATCCATCATGTCGCTTGTGAAAATTGTTTTCAATGGAGCAAAAGCCAAGAGCGGAGCTACCATAGTTGGTTACTACGCTGAAATCGTTGGTGCTAACAACTCTGTTTCAACTAATGGCGGGGTGTTCCGTGAGGTTTCTGTTAACCAAGATACTCAAATGACTTTGAGAGGTAGAGTTCAAGACTCTCGTGGAATCTGGTCTGATTGGATAGAGACGAAAATAACGTTTCTATTCTATTTCAGCCCAGCACTTAAATTTGAGGCGAAGAGAAGTGATAAGAAGTTAGATGTACTAGTTATTAAGAGGTTCGCTAAAATTGCACCATTGACGGTTAACGGCGTGCAGAAAAACACAATGAAGCTAACTTTTACTACACGAAAAATCAATTCTGATAACGAAGTTCCAGATAATGGACAAGCCGGTGGAAGTTGGTCACAGGTTTCTGAATTTAACGCATCTGATGCTCCCCTTGGCAATAGTTATCCAGCTGATACATCTTATATAGTTACAGGTAAATTAGAAGATGAGTTTACAAGCACTTCATTCCAAGTTACTGTTCCAACCGATGAAGTTATTATGACCTATGACCGACAAGGCGTTGGGATTGGTAAATATCGGGAACGTGGAGCGCTTGACGTCGATGGTGATATTTATGCTAATGATAGCCAGATTCAACAATATCAGCTAACTACCAATAACGGATCACCGAAGTGGCTTAGTGATGCAAACAAACTTGACGAACCTGGTCAATACTATCTTTTTACAGCCGCACCTGGAAATCCTGTTGGGAATTTGGGGTACTTATTCCATTACAGTTGTAATGGTAAGAACACTGACGGAAATAAAGAAGCTATTCAGACTTTTTGGAGCAATGATGGTCGGTTGTTTTTCAGGCATCACCGATGGTCAAGAATCATTGATGATTGGGAGCCTTGGAAAGAGTTTGCTAGGAATGATAATACAAATCTCATCAATACTGGATGGCAATATGCAGGCGTTGAAGGTAGTTTCTATAAACGAGTCGGAGATGTGTTGACCGTTAAATATAATTTTAGAGGCACGGGTAGAGATTTTGTCTTGGCTAGTGTGCCTCAAGAAGTTTTTAAAGCACCACAAAGTTATATGTTTACAATCACAGGTTGGACTATTTTTGCCGATAACCAATCTCAGGTACAGGTCACTGAAGGTGATAACAATTTTATTGTTTTGCAATCAAGAAAAGATGTAGCATATCTAGGTCAACTAACAATTATGTTATAAAAAGAAAGGAATAATTATGAAATTTGAGTACGAATCAAAATCTAAAGAATATGACGCTAGCGGAGCGGCATATGCCACAAAAGTAGTTTTGAAAAATCGAGATGGGGCTTACGTTCCTGTCTTTTTGCCAGTCGAGAAAATCGACTTATCAAACACTGAATTACTGAAAGAAGCACTTGAGGTGATCTATCAAGAAAACTTCCCACAGCGTGCGGAAAATGAGAAATTTAATGAGCTTGATGAAAAAATCAAAGAGTACGAAGCATTAAGCAAAAAAGCTACAGAAACCATCGCAAAGATGGAAGAAGCATCAAGTACCGCACAAGTAACGTTGATGGATATCGTTGATAAACTCTACGAGAAAAAAGTGTTGACTGATGACGACTTGACTGATGATAAAGAGAAAGGATAAAAAGATATGTTTGCTAAACTATTCGCCATCAATATTGTTAATGATAACTACACATTTAAACGAGTCCCAAAAGTATTAAAACCAAAAGTAAAAGAACTAATCGCCGCTATGGTTAATGACGACGAACTCTTGGCAAAACTTACACAAGAGTAGTTAAGGAGCGTGCAATGCAGAAACCAGATGGCTTATATGAAGTTTTAAACATCGTTCGAGTTTTCTACGAGCATGGCATTGACGAGCATCTCTCGGTATGCTTACTGATTGAAATGATTGGAAGCGATATTGTTTTAGGCGTTTCAAGGGCGTGGGCTTTTCACGAGCTTTCAAGCTTTAAATTTAGAAAAGGGCTTGTTAGTCATTTAGCTACAGCGCTTTTTGTTATAATTTTTTATCCGTTTGCGATTTTCATGCACTTAGGAAGCGTGATAGACACTTTCATATATGCCATGATGGCTGCATACGGTTCAAGTATATTGGCTAACCTGTCATCTTTGGGAGTTAAATTCCCTTACATAGACAGGTATATTCGATTAAACATCGATAAAGAAAAATTCATCCTATTAGATGAAGAAGAGGAAGAAGAAAATGATTAATTTTAAATTGCGTTTACAAAACAAAGCTACTCTAGTAGCTCTCATTTCAGCAGTGTTCCTTATGTTGCAACAGTTTGGGCTTCATGTCCCAAACAACATCCAAGAGGGTATTAATACCCTTGTCGGAATCTTGGTTATTCTTGGAATTATTACCGATCCAACAACTAAGGGGATTGCTGACAGTGAACGAGCATTGAGTTATATTCAACCACTAGATGACAAGGAGGTATACTAAAATGAATGTCCCACAATCTCTTGTTAATTGGTTTGTCAATCACCGCAATCTGCTTACCTACTCGATGTATGGCTCACGTAATGGATCAGACGGAACAGCCGACTGCTCTGGTTCTATGTCACAAGCCTTAAAAGAGGCAGGCATTCCTATCCAAGGGCTACCATCTACTGTCACACTTGGTCAACAACTTGCTAAAAATGGCTTCTATCGTATAAGTCGTAATGAAGACTGGAATGCTGAAACTGGTGATATCGTATTGATGTCGTGGGGCGCAGACATGGCTAGCTCTGGGGGAGCTGGTGGACACGTTGGTGTAATGATGGATAGCGTAAACTTTATTTCTTGTGACTACTCAACTCAAGGAGCAGCAGGGCAAGCTATCAATACGTATCCGTGGAATGATTACTATGAAGCTAATAAGCCTGCATATATCGAGGTTTGGCGCTATTCTGAATCAGCACCACAAACCAAAAACCAAGCGAATACAGCAGTAACTCCACAACAAAAGGCTTACTATGAAGCCAATGAAGTCAAATACGTTAACGGCATTTGGCAGATTAAATGTGATTATTTAAGCCCAATTGGGTTTGATTATTTGGAAAACGGAATCCCGGTTACAATGGTTAACTGGGTTGATAAAGATGGAAACGACCTTCCAGATGGAGCAGACCAAGATTTAAAAGCTGGAATGTACTTTTCATTCTCTAGTGATGAAACCAACATTGTAGACACTGGCAACGGTGGATACTACGGCGGATATTATTGGCGACTGTTCGAGTTTGGACAATTCGGTCCAGTATGGCTATCTTGTTGGAATAAGGACGACTTGGTAAACTATTTCCAATAGACCACGAAAACTAAAAAAATAAAAAGGAGTATATCACCTCCCCTAAGACTGCAATAGGGATATCATGGCAGTAGTGGTCGAAGCCTCAGCATTTTGCTGGGGCTTTTTTTTGTGTTATAATATATCTAGGAAAGTGCCAGTAACTCTACGGGGTCTGGTGCGTTTTTATTTTTTTGTGTTATAATATACATATATCAATGGCCTCTCACGAATAAGCGCAGATACGTTCTGAGGGAGGTTTTTTATTTGCTAAAATTTAAAAATGTGGTATAATATAAGTGTGTTTAATGGTTGGATAAACTATATAAGAATATCCATGTAAGGCGTTATCGACAATCCTAGGAGAATAGCTATGAGATTATCTCATAGCTATTCTATTTGCCATTCTAATAGATAAGTGCTATTATAGTAGATAGAATACTTGCATCATTTCGATTAAATTCTCGAACTGTAAACCCGTCTTAAAAAGTCGGGTTTTTTGTTTTGCAAAAAAAACTAAATTTCTTTATCAAAAAACGTTGACAAACTATCATATATGATATATAATATACTTATAAGATAAATAAAAGAGGAAATGAAATGAAGAAAGAGATTATGAAAAAAGCGTGGGAAATCGCTAAAGAAGCAGTTAAAAAATTCGGTGGCAAAGCTATCGAATACATCGCAGAAGCATTGAAAATGGCTTGGTCTGATGCAAAGGGTAGTAATACTAGCTTAGCTAAATTCCAAGCTGTTGAGGAAAAGATGCGTAAAGCTGGCAAATACTCAATGATTCAAGTTCTTGACTTTGCTAAAGAAGTTAAATTCAATGAAGTAATGCACAAAGAAGGTGCTTACTATGGTATCGAAGTGGTAGCTGACGGAGACAGCATTGGTACTTACTACATTGCTGAAAAAGTTTGGGAAGTAGCATAATTAAAAAAGGAGAAATAAAAAATGGAAATCAACAACGACATTAAACAACTGATCTTGGAATACGTGGGACGCTATTTTAAATTTGAAAATGACTTCTACAAATTGCCCGGCATCAAATTCACTGATGCCAATTGGCAGAAGTTCAAAAATGGCGATACTTCCATCGAAAAGATGGGAGCAGCACGAGTAAACGCAATGCTTGACTGCCTGTTCGAAGATTTCGAACTTGCCATGATTGGCAAGGCTCAAACTAATTATTATATTGATAATTCCCTTAAATTAAACATGCCATTTTACGCTTATTATGATATGTTCAAGAAGGAACAGCTTATGAAATGGCTTAAAGATCACCATGATGACATCATAGGCGGAACTGGTAGGATGTACATTTCAAGCGGTAGCTACATTGCTAACGCTTATTTGGAAATTGCACTAGAATCAAGTACGCTTGGTGGTGGTGAGTACATGTTGCAAATGCGCTTTAAAAATTATTCACGAAGCCAAGAACCTATTCCATCAGGTCGCAAAAATAGACTTGAATGGATTGAAAACAATCTTGAAAACATTCGATAAAAAATAAAAAAACGAGGTGAAAACAATGGATACATATAAAGAACAATTTCAAGAATTACAAGAATACGCTTTTAACATTTTAAGAGAATATCCTCTAGACAAGACAGCAGTTAATGTACTTTCTGCACTCGTTAACTCAAAAAAAGAAAGATCGCATCGAGTTTTTTAAACTAAACAAAGACGAAGATGCCATGAAAGTTTATTATAATCTAGCAGATAGCGGAACGATTGAAAAATATTTAGAAACATCTGCATTTTTAGAATACATCAATGAATAATCTGATATAGAAAGCTTTAACTGATATGAAGAAATTTTGGCGTAGTGGAATGATTGACAAGAAGGTTATTGAAAAACGTAAACAAGATGATTATATGAATAAATTACACAGGACTATTCTTGAGTTGAGTATAAAACCACCTGAACCTAAACCTTGCTCTTGTCACAAAGATATAGATATTAATGCTTTGATTAATGATATTGAGTGGGATGATTGGGTAGATGAAGTGTTGGAATATATAAATAAATGGGTAAATAAAGATAAAGCTGATGTGGAGGTATTAGATAAATGATTGGATTTATTATTTGGATCCTATTTATATTAGTGTGGATATTAATAGGAGGACTTTTATTTTAGGAAAAAGAGGGCAATCGCTCTCTTTTTTTTATTGTAATAAAACAATTTAAAAATATAACTAAAAAAACTTCAAAAAAATCGAAAAAAAATATTGACAAATAAAAATATATAGTTTAAAATAAAAACATAAAGTTAAGAAAGGAGAACTTAATGAATTATAACTATTCTAAATTGAAAGGACGTATCATAGAAAAACACGGTTCTCAAGGAAGTTTTGCTAAAGCTATTGGCAAAACGCAAACCACAACGTCTTTCAAAATAAATGGGAAAGCGTCGTGGAATCAAGATGAAATTGTAAAAGCCATTGAAGTATTAGGTCTCTCAAAAGATGATATTGTAGAATACTTCTTTAACTATTAATAGAAAGGTATTTAAAATGAAAAACTTATTTAAATGGATTTTAGCTAAAGATGAGAAAGAACAAAAACCAGTATGGACACCATACGAAGAAAACGAAAAGAAATATGAAGAAATTCATAAACAACTATCAATGAAATAAAATAGCTAAACCGTTCTTCAATCCGTAGCCACACCCTGGTGTGCGGAGTGCAACTCATATATCCCCAAAAAAATTACACACAAAAGCCTTCTAAAAATTGAATATTTACGAAGTACATCAGGGGCTGGGTGCGGATTGAAGCACTAATTAAATAAAAAAAGCACAGGTAATGGCCTGTGCAAGAGGGCGAAAATGATTAAGAAATTTGAACTAGATTTATCAACTAAAATCACAATATTCGGAATGGAGTTATTCAGAATCAAAGCCTTGATTTCGTTTGGCAATGTCGAAGAAGGAGAACTGGGCGGATATGTTGCGAAAGAAGGAAACCTATCACACTATGGTAACGCATGGGTCTATGGTAACGCAAGGGTCTATGGTAACGCAAGGGTCTGTGGTGACGCATGGGTCTGTGATAACGCAAGGGTCTATGGTGACGCTGAGGTCTGTGGTGACGCAAGGGTCTATGGTAACGCATGGGTCTATGGTAACGCTGAGGTCTGTGATAACGCAAGGGTCTATGGTAACGCAAGGGTCTATGGTGGCGCAAGGGTCTATGGTAACGCATGGGTCTGTGGTAACGCATGGGTCTATGGTGACGCATGGGTCTGTGATAACGCAAGGGTCTATGGTGACGCTGAGGTCTGTGGTGACGCTGAGGTCTCGAAACTAAACGACTACATCGTTTTCAAAAACAGCTGGTCTAGCGGAAGATATTTCACTTACACGCATTCAAACCAAAGATGGCGTGTCGGCTGTTTCTACGGAACAAGTGAAGAACTTGTTAAACAAGCGTATCAAGATAGCGAATACAGCGGCAAACATTACGAAGCTTACGTAAATTTAGTTAAAACATTCGAAGCGCTGGACAAAATTGAATAATTCGAAGTACATCAGGGGCTGGGTGCGGATTGAAGCACTAATTAAATAAAAAAAGCACAGGTAATGGCCTATGCTTAATAAAACATCTTAAAAAGGAGTATACCATGAAAACATTTAAAATTACAACAATTAGGGAGGGTAGGAATTAAATATGGCAACTTTATATGAGTTAACAGGTCAGTTTCTAGAGATTTATAACATGGAAATTGACGATGAAACGAAACTCGACACACTAGAGTCTATTGAATGGACTAGCGATTATGAAAATAAGGTAGAAGGATATGTAAAAGTCATTAAGTCGCTTGAGGCAGACATTGAAGCTCGAAAAAACGAAAAGAAACGTTTAGACGGATTAAATAAGTCTGATCAATCAAAAATTGACAAACTAAAAGCAGCGCTTGCGATTAGTATGACTGAAACTGGTCAAACCAGAGTTGATACCACTCTATTTAAGATTGGTTTTCATAAATCTAAAGCGGTAGTTGTTAACGAAGAGAAACTTCCAAAGGAATATCAAATAGCGACTTATAAGCCAGACAAGAAAACACTCAAAGAGTTACTTAAATCTGGAAAGCATATTGAGGGAGCTACTCTTGAAGAAAGGAGAAACCTTAACATAAGATGAGAATTATCAGAGCAAAAGATATCCAGCGAACCAAGAATTGGCGAATACTGATTTATGGTAAGGCTGGATTAGGGAAAACGTCCCTGATAAAAAACATGCCTGGAAAAACTTTGGTGTTGTCGTTAGATAATTCTTCAAAAGTGCTAGCTGGCACTGAGAACGTGGATATCATAGATTTTGACCGTGAACATCCAACTGAATTTATCACAGAGTTTCTAACCCAAGCAGATAACTTAATCAAAAACTATGAAAACCTTGTTATCGATAACATTTCAAGTTTTCAATCAGATTGGTTTATTGAGCAAGGTCGCAAGTCAAAGAACGGTATCAGTAATGAGCTTCAACATTACTCTCAATGGACAAATTACTTCTTAAGAGTATTGACTGTTATCTACAGCAAGCCTATCAATATTTATGTGACAGCTTGGGAAGACACCCACGACCTCAATTTAGAAACTGGTCAGATTTTAACTCAGTATGTACCACAGATTAGGGCTAGTGTACTCAACCAACTATTAGGGCTTACCGATGTCGTTGGACGTATTGTGGTTAATGCTAAAACAGGTGCACGTGGACTTATTTTGGAAGGCAGCGAAGGTACTTACGCTAAGAATCGCCTCGATAATCGAACAGCTTGCAAGATTGAAGACCTCTTTAAATTTGGTGATTTAGATGGAACTAAGGAATTACCAGAGTGACCTTGTTAATGATATCAAGCAATCAATCTTAAGAGGTAATAAGCGTATCATGGTGCAGTCACCACCTAGAAGCGGTAAAACCGTGGTGATGGCTCACATTGCCAAAGGTGCGACAGATAAAGGTAACACTATTCTGTTCTTTAGTCATCGAAAAGAAATCAATGAACAAGTAGTTAATACCTTTAAGCGTAACGGCGTTGACATGAACTTAGTAACCATTGATAGTGTTACTAAGATAGCACGAAACCTAGATAGGATACAAGAGCCTTCGATTATATTAATTGACGAAGCTCACCACGTTAAAGCTAAAACCTATCTCAAAATTATCGAATACTATTCTAACAGCATTGTTCTCATGTTTACTGGTACACCTGCCCGATTAGATGGCAGTGGGTTTGATGATATCGCAGACGACATCGTTCTTGGTAAGCCAGTAAAATGGCTACAAGACAACGGAAACATCGCACCGTTTAAATATTACGCCCCTTCTTTAATTGACACCACAAACTTAAAAAAACGTGGTGGAGAGTTTACTAAGAAATCTGTAGACGACACAATGAAACGTGTGATTTACGGTGACGTTATAAGACACTATGAGAAGTTAGCCAAAGGCAAACAAGCTATAGTATATACACATAGCGTAGAAGCTTCTGAGAGCGTTTCTAACACGTTTAACGAGCAAGGCTATACTTCTATCGCAATCAGTGGTAAAACGCCACCAGAGGTGCGAGATAGGGCAATGCAAGCCTTTAGAGACGGAAAACTTACAATAATGGTTAATTGTGAGCTATTCACTGAAGGAATTGACCTTCCAAACGTTGATGTTTGCATCATGTTAAGACCTACTCAATCGTTATCACTCTATTTACAGTTTGCCATGAGGGCTTTAAACCCAAGAGAGGGCAAAACAGCTATTATCATCGACCACGTTGGAAATGTAGATAGGCATGGACTTCCAAACGCCGACCGTGAATGGTCACTAAAAGGTGTTAATAAAACCAAGAAAAAACTTAAACTCGGTGAACCAACAACTCGGACTTGTGATGAATGTTACGCAACTTTTTGGAGTGCTGAACGTATCTGTCCGATGTGTGGTCACGAAAACAAACCGACAAAAGAAGAAGTTGAAATAATTCGAGAAATAGAACTCGAAGAAAGACGGCAAGAGGTTGCTAGTAAAGTTGAAACTTTCGTTACTAGTGACCAATGCCAAACAGTAGAAGAACTCAAAGAGTTCGCTAAACAACACGGATATAAGCCCGGTTGGGTTTATTACCAACAAAAACAAAAAAATATATGGAGATAAAAAACTATGTTTACAATTGATTACTCACAAGCAAAAGAATTCGGATCTATCAAAGACGGTACTTACGAAGTTACTATTGATTTAGCAAAACAAGATGCTACTCAAGGAGGAGCTGACTACCTTGACATCCGTTTCCGTATTCGCAAGGACTTCCAACAAGAATTCCAAAATAACATTATTTTCTATCGTATCTTTGCTAAAAAAGAAGACGGAAAATATCCAGTAGCTTCTATCATGAACCTTGCTAAAGCCTCAGGAATTCCTGATGGTACTAAATTTAGTAGCTTGGAAGATTATCTCAACCAGTTGGAAGGAAAAGCTCTTAAAGTTACCGTTAAAAACGAAAAATCTGAGTGGCAAGGTAAAACCTACGAAAATCTAAACGTTAAACGTTTGGAAGTTACCGATATCCCACTTCCAGAAGTTAATACTGAGATTTCAGAAATTAACCTTCCATTCTAATTATGGAGATGGTTGATTACGCAATCAACTATCAACGCATGGGCTATTCTGTTATCCCTATCTCAAATAATAGCAAAACCCCTCTTATTTCTTTCGCTGACAAACCACCAATGACTGAAAACGACATTCGGAGGGTGTGGCGAGATAATCCAGATGCTAACATTGCACTTAGAACAGATACATTCTTTGTCATTGACGTGGACATGCATGGCGATGTTGACGGTTTAACTAATTTAAGGAATTGGGAACATGCAAGACTTATACCCCAAACATTGCAAGCTATAACCCCCAGCGGTGGGAGACATATCTACTTAAAAAAAGACCCCAACCATCCTATATCGCAAAATATTGGGATGATTGAGGGAGTAGATATCAAGGCGCACGTTAATAACTATATATTAGTGCCACCGTCCAATAATTCCAAAGGATACTATGAATGGGATACAGTGCATTCGCCAAAAGATGGAAGCATAACAGAAGCACCTCTTGCGTTGATAAAAGTATTGCAGAAAATGAAACCAGAACCATTAAGCTATGAAGTCTCATCGTTTGCTAGTGACTGTGTTAGAAGTACAAAAACCACAAAGTTATTCGAGAGCATCTTACTAGGTTTTGGAGACAAAGGAGGTCGAAACAACGCACTTGCCGAGTTTGTCGGTGGGCTACTCCTTAGAGGCGTTGACCCAGAAATCACTTATCATCTTGCAAAGATGGCAAACAACAACACCCAAGAGCCTTTGGGCGATAAGGAATTTGAAAGGACATTTAAGAGCATGTTAGACAAAGAGATAAGGAGGATTGGACTTGACAACGATTGATTTCGATTATTACAGAGAACAATTTGCAAGCTCTAGTCTCTCACCAGGTAAACCGAGCAGCAGAGAGGGAATTAAGAATAAGCTTAAAGCCTACCGAAACGACTGGTTTGAAAAATTCAAGGAAGAAAATCCAGATAAAAAAGAACCAAAGGCATTGCCAGAATTAGCAGTAGCTAAAGGTTTAAATAAATACACTCATGTTATTACCCTCGAAAATGGGAAAGTAGCTATATATGATCCAGAGCGTGGATACTACCAAAAAGATTACAGATATGCCTACCAGCTTATCTATGTCTTAGAACCCACATTCAATGAAACAAAATGCCGCAATGTTCTATTCTTGCTATCAAACATGAGCAGGGAATATGAATATAATAACATGTATATGGACTTTGAACCAGAGTATAGAGACGTAAGACGCTTTATACTCGTTAAGAATGGCATCTATGATAAGCGAAAGAAGAAACTGTTATCGTTTGACTATAAGTTTATTAACTTCAGTACAATTGAAACAGAATTAGTTGAGAACGCCCCTAAACCAACAATAAATGGATGGGATGTTGATAGTTGGTTGCTTGATTTAATGAGTGGTGATAGTGAGCTTGTCGAATTACTATGGCAAGTCATTGCAGCATCGCTGAATGGTAACCACTCTTATCGAAAATCAATTTGGTTGGTCGGTAACGGTAATGACGGTAAAGGTACGTTTCAACAGTTAATTAGCAATCTTGTTGGATTAAAAAACGTAGCTCCCTTGAAACTTAACCAATTTTCAGAGCGTTTCGGTCTTGCCATTATCGAAGGTAAGACAGTTATCATCGGGGATGATGTCCAAGCTGGTATATACGTAGATGAATCTTCTAATTTTAACTCAGTTGTTACTGGTGAACCTGTTTCGATTGAGAAAAAAGGAGAAAACCCCTACTTAGCACAATTTAAGAAAACAGTTATCCAGTCTACCAACGCTATGCCAGTGTTTAAAAACAAATCAAACGGGACATATCGACGTATCGTGATTATCCCATTCAAGAAAACATTTGGCATCAACGATGATAATTGGGCAATCAAAGATGATTACATCAATCGTAAAGAAGTTTTAGAGTATGTGCTATGGAAAGCTATTAATTTAGATTTCGATAAATTCAGTGAACCAAAAGCGACACAAGAACGTATGCAAGAATTCAAGGAAGAAAATAACACAGTTTATAAATTCCTTAATGAATATTTGTCAGATGTCGTTTCCACTCGTATTCCAGTTAGATTCTTGTGGGATGTATACCGCTCATGGTGTCACGAGGGTAATCATACTATCCCTAAAAAATCTAACTTTGAAAAAGAGTTGGCACAGAATTTACCAGTTGGTTGGATAAAAGATAGACAAAAACCTCTTGATTTTTTTAACCCAACTAAAGATAAGCCAGTTTATTGGCATGATTTCAATTTTAATTGGGACGAAAACGAGGCGGAGAAAGCAGCAGTAGTGGTTATGGTTACTCAGTAACCGAAGGTTACTGCAACAAGTAACCGTAAAACCCATTGAAAATAAAGGGTTTCGGTTGCTTTAGTTACTTAGTTACTACTTTTAAATATATTTATAATAAATAAATAAATAAATATATATATATAGAGAGAGCCATCAAAAAAAGTAGTAACTAAGTAACTAAAGTGGCCGGAAACCTTGATATATAAGGGTTTGTAGTGGTTACGAGTAAAAGTAACTGTTACTGTAATCGAGTAACAAAAGGAGAAAAAAATGGAAATTCAATACTTAGAGATTAATCAAGAACACGAACCTAATGAAAATATTAGTAATTACATCAAAGATTTTTCTGAAGCGGCAACAGTTATAGATGTGCAATGCAACGCTATTCCGGTACATTTTGAAAAGGTTGGAGAAGACTATTGGATCGATGAAGATTATGGCATTAAAGTTGTTGCGTTTATCAAATATGAAGATAACAAAGAGGCAACTCCAGAAAAGAAACAATGGTTGAAGGAATTCTTTGACAAACATCTCGATAAAGAAACAAAATTATTTATCGATGACCCTTTTGATAATTGGGTGACAAAGGGTGATGAAGTTTATGTAGATACGTTGCGTAACTGCTTATTCCAACAAGCAAGTATGGCTTATACTGATAAACAGATTGTGAGCATTTATAAAGAATGGCTACAGAATCACTAATTCAAAATCAAATTCGAGTAGGACTATCAAAAGCTGGCTATATGGTATTCAGAATTAATGTTGGTAAAGTCAGAATGGCTGATGGACGTTGGTTTGATACTGGAGCACCAAAAGGTTTTTGTGACCTGTTTGGATTTAGACCAGATGGACAGATATTTTTTATCGAAGTTAAAAATGAAAAAGGTCGATTGAGAGAAGATCAAAAGAAGTTTATGAATGCCATGAAAAAACGAGGAGCACTCGTAGGAGTGGCAAGAAGCGTTAAGGAAGCTATGGATATAGTAAATGAAAAGCAAAGTTAAAGACAAACTGGTTGGTATATATGCACCGGGACACTATGACCATACAAGTGTGCTAGAGGAGACACAAGAGTTTTCGAAGTGGTTCTGGGATAACCACGAAGACATGGAATTTATCAGCACTAAGTTAGGAATCAGCACAAATAAACTCAACAGGATACTGACACTAGAGCAGTTACCAGACGATAGATTATTGAAAGAGATGGTAGATCTATGCAAGAAAAAGAATACGCACTCTATAAAGGTGAAGACATAATTGCCATGGGAACGAAAAGCGAGATTGCTAAGCAGTTAGGAATTTCAGTGCGTTCCGTTACTTGCTATGGAACACCATCATACGCAAAAAGAACAAGTGAAAAAGATGGAAGAAGGTTAGTTAAGATATGAGATATAAAGTTATTGTTTATTACGACAATATGGAAGACGATGTAGAAATTTATGAGAATAAGGATGAAGCTATCAACAGATTGCATCATCTACGAGGTGTTAAATATAGAAATTCAAGATTATATAAAGTAGAAATGGTTGAGGTGGAATAGATGACGCTATCCACAGACCAAATCCAAACTTTACTAGGAATTGATGAAGCGTTCAAAGCTCCTAACAGATTGATGGAGATACTTTTTAACAAATCAGATCGTGAGGACTTATTCAGACAGTTTTTAAAATACGAAAAAGACATGTCTTACGAATGGTTTATGAACTATTTTGAAGAAGAGCAATTGATTATGGTTACTCAGTAACCGAAGGTTTGCCAACAAGTAACCGTAAAACCCATTGAAAATAAAGGGTTTCGGTTGCTTTAGTTACTTAGTTACTACTTTTAAATATATTTATAATAAATAAATAAATAAATATATATATATAGAGAGAGCCATCAAAAAAAGTAGTAACTAAGTAACTAAAGTGGCCGGAAACCTTGATATATAAGGGTTTGTAGTGGTTACTAGTAAAAGTAACTGTTACTGTAATCGAGTAACAAAAGGAGAAAAAAATGGAAATTCAATACTTAGAGATTAAATGAAAGTCCGTTTATTGATTGGAGAAAATAAAATGACTAGAGATGAAGCAGTTAAGAAGATTGCAAGAGAAGGATACATATCAATAGAACACGCTGAGGAATTATATGGTGAAATTATTCCTAAACCTGTAGTGCCACAATATGTGGCTGATTGGTATGAGGAACATAAAGATAGCTTTGAAGAATACCTATTTCAATGTATCCATGATGTTGTAGATTTTAATAACAGAGACGAAGTAAAATATTTTAAAGATTGGCTATCTATTGTTGATGGTTTTATGAAGGACGAATTCAAAGCTTGGATGTCTCAGGCTTATGAGAATGGAGCTATCAAAACACTCATCAATATGCACCAGTTTGGATATGAGGTAGAGAAAGTTCCTAGATACAAGGTTACTTTTAAAGGGTTAAATATTAATAAACATTTATGTTGCAACTTGACACGTGAAAATTGGTATTTGTGGTATGAGAAAGAAAGTAAAATGTGCCATACGAGCCACACTCGCAAAGAACTAGAAGAAGCTGGTTTTGGGTGGGTATTTGACTGTGAGGGAGTAGAGGTTAAAGAGGTGGAATAAGTGAATAGACTTAAAGAGTTAAGAAAATTACGAAAAATGACAAGAGTTGAGTTGGCTGAAAAAATTGGGGTTACAAAATTAACCATTCTTAATTGGGAACATGGCACCCATGAAATCAAAGGAAGTAACGCTAAGAAGTTAGCTGAATACTTCAACGTATCAGTTCCTTACTTGCTTGGCTACGATAATACATTCACTGACTTAATCGCAAAGATTAACGAGTGGGCTATCAGTCACGGACTGGATAAAGGAAATCCTAAAATCGAATGGATGAAAGTCACTGAAGAAGTTGGAGAGATTAGAGATGTATTTCTAAAGCCAAACGATTTTGATGACCCAGAAATGGCTCTAAAAGACGCTATAGGCGATTCTATTGTTACCCTAGTGGTATTATGCCTACAACTCGGTTACGACGTTGAGGAGTGCCTTAAAATCGCTTATAACAACATTAAGGACAGGCAAGGAGTAATGATTGATGACAACTTTGTCAAAACGAGATAACCAGCTAAGGTTTTTAACTGCTCTACTACTAATTTCAATAGTAATCAATGTGACTACCATCATAAGAGTGACAAATAGACCTGTGGAAGCTATCGTGGCACATAAGGTTGATAACGCTACTGTATTGCATGGGAAAATCACAGGTAAGCAGATGATAGGGAAGCTCTACACAATCGATTGTGGAGCGTATGGTAAGTTTCTAGTCACCAAGGAACAGTATGACAACGTACAGGTTGGAGATGATATTCCAAGTTATTTGAGGAGTTATTAAGACATGAAGAAATATGAATACGCTGGATTAACTAAAGAGCTACATCAAAGGTTAACTCTAGAGTTTGATGCATTGAGGGAAGAACATCGCAGAACACTCACTAAATATATAATGGAAACCAAGAAATGCAATAGAATGGAAGCTAGAAAATATTTTCAAAGGTTTGATAACGTGGTTAAAGAGCGTTCGAAACTATCACCTTCAACATTGGACGATATGCGCGAATATCTTACGGACGGTCTAGTTAATGACTTACAAGAGTATCTATTAAAGAACTATTCAGTAAGACGTGGGTCATGTAAACCAGATGCTGATAAAACTAATGCAGGTCTTACAAGAGAGCTCTTCCTTCAATATCGCAAGGAAATCCAAGAGTTAAGAGCAGCACACCCTAACTGCGTCATAAACTACATAATGGAAGTGAAAGGCTGTACAAATCAACAAGCCACCACAATTAACACAGCAATTAATACAGTATATAAAGAGCTTGGAATTCTAACGCCTCGAAAGGTAATCCAGTTAGAGGGTCTTCTGTCTAGAGAGCTATTCGGTAAGATAGCTAAGTACGTCTTTAATAAGTATGAGTGGCCAGAAAGCCTAGATAGCGAAGTTGATCGTATCTATTTAGAATATCGCACCAAAGGTGATTTAGGTCGCAATAAGGAAAGTGTTAAACGTACACTATATAAAGCGATCTCTATGGGCTTGTAGTGGTTCGAATCCACTATG